GGGTGAACAAGGTCTTCCCTTTTGATCACGGAAGATCCAGGCTTGACCATCATCCGAGCGTATCGCCCCTTGGCTGTGTACGCGCGTTCACGCAAAGCAGAGGCGCGCATCAACCTCGGGTCTTCTCTCCTTACCGCCATCACTGCACCGGTGGCCTTGCCGTAAACCTCGTCTTCAATCCGTTTGGCCTCCTCTAGCATGTCCTCAGCCATAAGCATCTCCCGCGAAGGAGTGCAGGCTGGCGGCTCGCTTCCTTCAGGCCATTTCTGGTTTTCCAAATCCCAACCCATAGCTTCGTCTCCTCGCCGGGAATCAGTACCTTCCCAGCAATACGTCTAAATCGTGAGCTTTATGCCACGGAGTATCGCCGTCAGCCAGGAAGATCTCATTCCACTCCTGCTGAAGCACCTTCATGAATCTGGCCTCATCGGCTTCAATCAGCCCCTGCAAGCCAACGGCGAATTCTTCTTTGTAGTCCCTGGCGGCAACAGGATCGTAAAACGGATCATTCCCACCGGCTGTGCGGTCGGGAATCTTGGTGTTCATGATTTCCGCCAGGGCACCGGTGACAAGCACCGAGCCGTCCATCAGCGGAGGTGGCCTGTCGTTCTTATTCTTCATGTCCGGCCAGTTTCCGACAATCAGAACCTCAATCTGTCGCTCGTTAATCGGCGCTGGCCATACTTCGTACCTCATCAGCTTGCTGAGCGGGTGAGGCTCGGCAACGGCCAGTATCCGGGGATCCCCTGTAGACCAGCGCTGGTAGTCGATGTGGTCAAGGTACCCTTGTTCACGCTTAATCCCGAGCGGATACCCCTGCACCCGGTCAACAGCGGCAACGATGTCGCGGATGTTCGGAGAAATGTAGTGGAGCATCGCCCGGATCTGATAGGAGCTTCCGCTCCTTGAGGTCTCTTTCCAAGGCTGGTCGATCACCAATTCTGTGGCCGACTTCACCGCCAAGATTGTGTAGATCGGGGTGCTTTCATCTAAGCGAAATTGCCTCCCAGCCAAGCTAGACGCCTGAAGCGAAACCGTCCCCGAATGGGCGTAGGAAAACTTGGCGATGAAGTTGTTTGGTGTGGTCTCGGCCACGGCAACGATTTCTGGGTTCGAACCTCCGGCATCGACGTAGAGAACGGTTCCTTTCTCGATGTTGGCCATCGAGGCTGGTGTGATCCTGTTGATACCTGGCCTCGATATCGCCCCGGTAGTCGTGTTGACTAGATCGTTCACCGGCCAATTCGTCCCAGAACCCGTCACGATATCGGAATTCTTGGTGACCGAGACGGTGCCGGTGGTGTATTCGGCTGGCAGGTAAACTACTTTGCGCGAGAGAAGCCCGGTCCAGTACGGCCGCAGGTTGAGAATCAGCCGCATCTTTCGGTTGAGCGCCGCAGTGGCAAGCTCGGCCGAAATATTCGGCTTGCGCAAGAGGATCTCGTTGCGCATCGACTCCAGGGTGTCGCCGTAGTAGGACATTGGGCCTCCGCAAAACGGGTCTAACGGGGCCGGGAACTACACCCCGGCCCCGTCGGCTCGTTGGGCACAAGCGGATTAGATCCGCTTGAAATAGCAGGTCACCGTAACGCCATCAACGGCCGTCAAGGTGCCTGAAGGGTTGAGTCCCACTAAGTCACCATCAGAGACCTGCCTGTTGGCTGCGGTCGAATGTGGAGTGCCCGCCTGGTTGGTATTTGCCGATGCCTTCAGATCGAAACCGGAAGCCAGCATTGCTGTGCCAGCCGATTTTGCAGTGCCAGACGCCGCCTTGACAACCTGAAGCGTTACCGCCCCAACGTCAGTACCGGCCGTCTGGTGCCTCTCGGTAGCCGCAACAAGCTCCCAGTTGCCCTTCATGATAACGCCACCGTCGTAATCGGCTGCAGCCGATCCGCCAATGACGTTGAAGTTAACCTGAAGCAGCGACTCGCCAACCGACTCCCAGGTGCCAGGATCCCCGGCGGTGACACATCGCCACATGACCGGATTCCCGCTGGCGGTATCCGTACAAATCACGATATCGCCAGCAGCAAAGCTGATCCCGACACTGGAAAGCGGAGGAGCGTCGGCGAAATAGACGGCTCTACCGGTGCCCGGATTGATCGTCGAAAATGCTTCCCAGGCCATTGCTTAGCTCCTTTCGGTCTTACGCAGGCAGCAGCGTATGCAGATACGTTACCTGAATCACCACTTCTCCAGCCGTGCAGGTATTCAGATTGGCCCCCGTCGAGGTGAACTTCGCAACAACGGTATGGTTGCCATCGAAGTCCTCCGCCTTGTGGAGGCCGCTGCTGTTCGTATCCGTACCGGCCGCCTGCTTGACATCGAAGGACGACAGATAAGCGTTCGCCGTCGAACTGTCGCCGACTTCCAGCGCAACCGTGGTAGGTCCAGCGAACGGGGTGTTGATATGCGCCGAAACGCCCAGAACCTTCGCTTTGGGGTTGAGCGTCTTGAGCGTAATGCTCTGAGTCAGTCCGGCTGCCGTCAGATCCGTGTAAGGGATCGTGAAGATCTCGGAAACGGTGCGGGCGTTGAGTACTTCGTTCGTCATTTTAGCCTCCTTAGAACAGCGTGCTCGACTTCAGCTTGAAGCACGTCCTGGGGCTGGGCACCATGATGTTGGTAGCCACAAGGTATTGACCCGCAACGTCAATCGAACGCTGGTCCTTCTTCCATCCAGTGAAACCGAACTGGAACTTGTCAACGCCGGAGAAGAACCAGAGCACGTAATTGGTGTTGATTCCGTAAGTGACGCCACTCGGCAGATACCGCGAGACAGTCACCTCGGCACCATTGAAACGGAACGCTTGGAACCCGGCGTCAACGATGTCAGCCTGGGCGGAAGTGTACTGTTTCAGTGGTTGAAGGGCTTCCCAGATCAGGTTCCAGCCATTCGGCGATGTGACGATCAGGTCAACCTGGTCAGGCCCCCACCAAGCATTGGTGTAGGCCGTGTTCAGCTTCTTGAGGGTAAAGGTCGAACCGATGTCCTGGGTGTAGGCGTTCAGAAAACCAACCGTACCAACCGTTTGCAAGTCGGAGCGGGTAATGCCGCCTACGGTTGCATACGTATTGCCGTCGTCGATCCACTCGTCGAATCCGTTAATATGCTTGGCTCGGGATCCCTGACCGTTGAGGTACATATCCTGAGCTAGCAGCTTCGCCATCTTCAACGAAGCGTTCTGCCACTTGGACTCCACGAGCGAGAAAACGGATTCCGGAGGCTGGTTCTGGATCTCATCGTACCCCATCAGGGTGATGTTGACCCAGTACAGCTTAAGCGTTTCGTAAAGACGTGTGTCGGTGGGGACATAATCGATGTCAAAGCCTTCACCACGACCAGCAACGCCCCCCTTCAATTCGGCCATGATGATCGGATGGACGATCTCCGTGCCGCCCGAGATGCGCTCCGCATTGCGAGTGTGCAGTCGGACAAACAGCGGGTCGTTCGCAAAGACAATATCAACAGACCGGGGAAGGATGTGCTTGTTAGTGAAGGCTTCAAGGTCTTTTACGGTAATAGCCATCACTCATCTCCTTGTCTAGCTCACCGCCCCCGAATTGGGAGCTTGCGCTCTTCATTCGGAGTTGGTGGCCATTTTCTGTCTCAGTTCCTGTGCCGCTGCGCGAGCAAGAATGCCCTGGCCGAGCTTGACGTTCTTGAGCGCCTCCGGAGAACTAAGATCGTTGGAGTTCTTCATGGCCTCTTGCTGGAGGCGCTTCTCCAAGATCCCAGGCTCCGGCGGAGTGCCAACGTCCACAGGGATGCGGCCGTTCTCGCCCATCGCCAGCTTCTTCCGGGCTTCTTCCTCGCCCTGGCGGCGAGCCTCTTCGAGCTTCCGCTCGATTTCCTTCTCCCGTTCCTCTTCTCTTTGCTTTCTGACCGCCTCACGCTTCTCCCGGACGAATTCTTCGTAGGCTGGGCCAATTTGCAGGCCCTTCTCGCGGGCAAAGTTGAGCAATGCCTTGCGATCCAATACCTCTCCGAATTCCTCCTTGTACCTGTCAGCGGTCGTTTCAAACTCGGCCAGAAAGTCCTCGGCGCTGACGCCCCACATCTCCAGATGCCTGCGCAACTGATCTGCGGTGACAACGCCAGTGCGCTCCAACTCTTGCCTGGTGAGAATACCCCTTTGTTGGATCAGTTCATCAAACCGTTTGTTGAGATCTTCTAGTGTCATTTCGTCCCCTGCTTCGACCAATGATTCCAGCTCTTCGATCTTCTGCCGAGCATTCTCAAGCTCTTCCAGGGCTTGCGCATGGGCCTTCGTCGTCTTCTTCTCTGGATCCCATGCTTGCTCGTACCACTGGTTCCATTGGTCTAGTTCCTCTTTGGTGGCTTTGTACTGTGCCTCCAGTTCCTCGAACTTTTTCTGGATCTCCTCGGCCTGTTTGGCCTGGGAGGAGATCTCGTTCATCTTTCGCGAGAACTCCTCCTGCCGCAGCAGGCCACCTTTGACCTCCTCAGCTAGCTGAGGCTCCTCCTCAAGGAGCTTAGCGAATGTCTGCCTTCGTTCCTCGTCCTGAATCTTCTCAAGCAATGTGTCAAAGTCCATCCCTTGTGTCCTCTTTCTCTATCTGGAGTCGCTATACCCCTGGTTCACCTTCTGCTGGTTGCGCTACTGGTCCTGGCTCAACGCGCCCTTGCGCCTTCTCGGCGGCACGCTCTATTCCCATGCCTAGCTGCTTTCCAGCGTTGGCCATGAAGGCGATATGAGTGACAAGGGAGGGGTCGATTTGCTTGACCGTATCGTTGAGCCTGGAAAGAAGCTCGACAAGCTGCTGGAGCAGATCGCGGGCCTGCTGAACAGCAACTTGCACAGGCGTGACAGGAGGCGCTCCAATCAATGACTGCTCAGCCATCGGAGCACCTGCGGCCGCTTCGGGAGAAACAGCCGCTGGCGGCGGCGGAGGCCCAGGAGGAATGCTGGCCATGACACCCCTCCGGTTAAGCGGCCGCCCCGCCCTTCTTCAGCGGGATCTTGTCCGCCTTGGTTTGGCGCTGACCATCACTGAAGCCAGACCAAGCCGGAGCTTCCTGCTGCTTAAGGGCAACCTTCTCGCCCTTGGACGGAGTAGGAGCACCGAACTTACGCCCAGGCCCGAACTCCTGCTCCTTCTGCTTCAGCGAGATCTTATCAGAGTTCGTAATGAACATGGATCCTGCCTGCCTTTCTGTCCCTGGGCAGATCCACGTTCTCTGTTACCGCTCGTTAGAACATTAACCCATGCGGCTGTTTTTTGTCAAACGGCTTGACCATTCCTTTGTCCCCTGGTCATCCGTGGCATACCTTTTGCTCCAGCCATCTGGGCCGCGAGCATCTGAGATTCTTCCTCAAGCTCGCGCTCTATCGCTTCAATATTACCCCATCCGAGCTTCCGTAGGAGTTCCCTTCGAGAAATCACGCCGCCTTTGAACAAGGCAATGGCCATCTGCTTCTCTCTGTCTCGACTTGCCCCGTGGAGAGAACCTTCGGCTACTGTAAGCGAGAAGTTCTTCCAGTGCTCTTCCTTTGGTTCCGTCCACGGCTTCATGTTATCCGGATCGAAGTCATAGTCTTGATACGTCACGCCATCCGGCCCAAGGATCTTCAGCCGCTGTTTGGCGGTAAAGAACTGAAACACATTCGACAATGCCAATTGCCCGGCATCGATCAAGAACTGCTCGATAAACCGGCTCTCCAGGCGAAGCTGAGTCTGCATAGCGTCCTTCATCTGTTCGATCGTGTCTCCGCCCGGTATCTGGTTTTTCTTGGTCAAGGCAGCTATGTCCAGAAACCCGGCCATCTTCTCGAACTCGGGAACCAGATACTGCATCAGCATTGTGTAGACATACGAAGGAATCTGGGGTGGATTGGCGTAACGCAGATCCTGGTTGGGATTCGCCATCTTGTTCATGATGAGCTTGTCGCCAGGGCGATCCTGGAAGAAATTACGCCATGCCGCCTTGGCTATCGCACCCTCTCTGGTAATCAACTGCGGATTCAACGCCCTGCGGATAAGCTCGTGTATTCCGGCGATGATCTCATTAATCGCCTTGTTCAGCGGAACCAAATCACGGTAACGGCTGAGGGAGCCGTAGCCCCACACCACCGGGTTCAGGTTTAGCTGGGCGAACGGATACAATCCGTGCCAGTAAGGGCTGGGGCCGTCGTACATCAGTCGGTCACCGGCGAATATGATCAGCCTCTTGCGCGGGAAGAGCCTCTCGCCCGGAGCTACCGTATAGTGCCAGTTGTGCTCGTCGAGCGGCTTATGAGGGTCTTTCACCACAACATTGCTCTTGCTGGTGTTGGTGTTGTAGTCCTCGATCCAGTACTCCTCAAGAGGGATCACTGGGAAGTACGTTGATCCCGGCTCTTCGCTCATGCCGTCGGCAACCGCTAGCTTGTAGCGCATCTGGGGAGAGGCGTTCTTCCAGGAGATCTCATCAATATGCGGTGGTCGCCGGAAAGCCGTTCCTACTCGGTCCACCCTGGCTTGAACGGCGTACTTCTCTAAACCCTCCGCTCGTTTGCCCCAGATACGGTAGAAATAACTCAGCGGCCGGTAGGCTCGATACAAAACCCCGGATGCATCTTGCAGCCTAGCACCCGGCTGTATCGGAAGAACGTTGTCAAACCCGCAGGCTGATACGAGTAGCTTGCCCGGCATAACCGCGCCCACTTTCCAGAAGCCGGTCGCAAGCATTGCGTGGTCAACCACCTCGATCAAGGCCAAGAGCATGGCCCTTTTAACCCACTCGCTCTGAATGACCAGCTTCGCTATCTCTGCCTGCTGTTCAATGCCAGGAAGGATCGTGTAGTTAGGCGTAACGTCCAAGGTGGGCTTGATGTCCGTGAGCATCGATAGCACATCCAGCCTGGCCTTGGCCATTCGGTTGACATAGAGGCTGGAGCGCCAAGGCTTGCGGGTTTGCGGCCAATGCCTTCCCTCCAGGAAATCTATGTATTCGTGGATCTTGGAGGCTTCCCGGTGCATCCGTTGAGTGCGGAAGGCTTCCGCTCTGGCGGCCTCCCGGAAATCCAGCATCTTGGATTCATGAACCTCCGGGGACTCATACAGGGTGCCGCTTTTCATCCTGGCCAGTCGGCCAGCAGGGCTAGCTTCTATCGCTGTAGCCATAGTGGTCTGACCTCAGACTACCCTAAATCCACTGTCCATGGTAGCCGGATGTGGATTTAAAGCTCCTGCCGTCCTCGGATATCTCCAGATGCCGTGGCATCTCGGCCGGGTTGATCAATCCTTCCTCCTTGCAGAACTTACGCTGCTTCTCGAAGGTATCGATGAACACCGGCTCAGGCTTCCCATCCGGCCTTGTGGTAGAACGCACGCGCCAAGCCCAATGGCCTTCTTCGTGCGAACCTTCTTTTTTCGGGTCATTGTATTTCGCCGTCAAGGGGCCAGTGAATACGATGGCTGGTGCCGCCGGTAGCCGCTTCAACCGCCTGCCGCAACGGCAGACAGGATCAGGAGACCTATAAGAGTGCAGGAACTTCCAAGTCTTCCGGCCGTAGTTTTCACAGTTGCGGTTCAAGCAGGTGAAGTCGTAGGTCGGCATCAAGCTGCTTCCTTCTTCTTCGGTTTCGGCATCAGGGCCATGATGTCATTCGCCGATACCATCGGCCTGCCCGTCAATCTACGGATCTGCTCTAGCTGCTCAGCACTAAAGAGTATCGGAGAACCCTTCTCCGGAGTGAGGCTGAACAGATTGTCGCGCAGAAATGCAGTAAAGGCATCGGCGACAAACTGGTGTACTGTCTTTCCGACGCCTTCGGCGGTCTCCTTCAAATGGGCTTCCCATGCCGCATCAATCTCGAACGTGGCGATGATGTTCTCTTCGTTGCGGGCAAACAACTTTTCCAGCAAGGCTATGATGTCCGCCTCACTATCGATGTCAACGCCGCCCAGTTTGGCCAGCCGCTCCAAGCGACGCTTGGATACCATGATGGTTCCGGCCGCAGCCAAACTGATCATCTGGGTGGCGAGCTTGTTCAAGAACTCATGGAACTCGACGCCCTGGCTCTCGGCGCTCTTCCTGACGACTTTCTCGACTTCAGCCGATAGTTTCACCAGGACGGGGTAAACGTTATCTCTGGAACTCGGCATAGAACCTCTCTTCGATCTGAATTGTACCCCAAAACTAGGCCCTAGAGTTCATCCCAGTCCTCAGCAAGAAACTCGTTGCCCTCTTCGGCTGCATTGTCCACGGCTTCGTATTCTTCGTAGATTTCTGTCTCCAGGTCGAGATCTACGTAGTGTGAGAGAGAGTACAGTTTCTTGGCCTCCCACTTCGCAGATCCGCATTTCAGACAGCGATCCGATTCCGACGGCCGATCTGTCCCCCACTCGTGTCCGCAGTTTGTACAGCGAACATGGAAGTCGAAGTTAGCCTCGCTTTTGTCCTCTCTCGGCAGCTTGATGATTCCAGTGGCTTCGTTCCAGTCGTCTTCGTGGGCCGTCCACAAACAGATCATCGCCGCCATCAGTTCATCATCGTGATTCCCCTTGGTGGCCCCAGCGCGTTCCGAATCTGGATCGCGCACGAAGCTCTTCATCTCCTCGACGAGGTTCGATGAATAGATCTCGACTGCCCGTGCCCTCAACCAGCGGGCAAAGTTGACGACAATGTTCGGTTTGGTCTTCGGTGTCGTGTACCACCCGTATCTCCTAGCCCCAGTAGGTCCAGCCCGGACAGCCGAGTTTTCGTAGAGGTTCGGGTACTGATACTTCTCGCTCGCGGCGACGAGACAGCTATCAAGTTTCACCGCCTCGATCGCCAACAGCGCCGTGTTGTACCAGCTAGCAAGGTGAACAGCCAGTTCCCCGAAGTCCTGCGGCGTCACTGAGTTTGTTCGCAGTGTAGCTACCTGATAGTCAGCCACGGACCCGATCTTGAAAACGACTGCCGCGGAGTAGTCATTAGGCCCACCAAGCCCCGCACCGACATCGACCCCCACGGCGTATTTCGCTCCGCCTTGCGGAAACTCCCAAACCTGCATGTACTTTTCGTCGTAGCGATGGTCTGCGTGGCACCAGTTCTGTACACATTCTCCGGTTCTGGGATGCACTCCATGAAAGATGCCATTCTTGTCCAAGAACCCTTCTATAAGCGGCGGCCGGACGAACTTTGAGGCAGTCGTGATGCAATCCATAGGGAATGCCGAGGTGCCTTTTGGCTGAAACGCATCCTCCGGAGTGAGCGCTTGCTCCTGAAGAAGCTCCTTAAGGCTCTCCTCGTCGTCTCCAGCGTTCTTTCTGCGCCATTCCCACCAGCACAACTGTCCGTCCGACAGCTCTTTCGGCCGCAGAGTCCCGCGTTTGCAAGATGGGCAGACTGATCCGATGAGCGACTTCGATTTGTACATCGACTCCCGCATCTGCTGGCAGTCTTCGTTGTCGCATTGAACCCAGCGCGACAGCACCAAATCGCGTATCTCCAGTTCTTCGCGCTCCGGTTGCCAGCCTTCAGGCGGGGCGATGAAGTGGGTGCGCTCGAAGAACCAAGGGAAGAATCTCGGTTCCCAATCGGCCCGTTCGCCAAGCTCCACCTGCCTGCGCCAGAGCTTATGGAAATAGCTCCCGGCCACCTTGCCGGTTGACTCGATGACAGCTATGGTCTCCGGGCTTTCCACTAAGGCGTGGCCCAAGTCCCCCTCGATGATCTGCCGTGCCTTGTCGTACTGGTAGTCTCCCAACTCCGAGATGTGGGCAACGGAGATGCGCACTCCCTGCCCAACGCCGGTCTTCTGGTTGGCCGCCTGAACGTAGATCCTGGATTCGTTCCCAGGGTTCACTTGCCGCGACCCAGGATCCTTGTTGGAGAAGACGAGCACATCCTCTGACTGACGGCTTGACTGCATTGGTTTTAGCCACCAAGGGAGCCAGTCAAGGATATGGAGCACAATCTGGAAGAGCACTTGACCGGCGTGTTCCGGTGAATGCGAAACGATGATCGCGTTCTGGTTGACGTAGAAGATCGTGCGCCAGGCGAGGAGGGCTTCGAGCAGCGTGGAATTGTGTGAAACGTATCCGTTGGCGATGAAGGTCTTCTCGGTAGTCTGGAGATCGATCATGCGCCGTCGGCCAAGCGGATGTATGTTCTTTATTTTTACCCACTTAGAGTATCCCCTGATGCCGCGCCCAGGTAGATCGTGGCCCTCCCACCAATGATTCTTGATGTGCTTCTCCGGCCTCGTAACACCGAGCAGTCGAAAGATTTCATTCATCCTCCCGATGACGAGCTTATACACGATCTGCTTGCCGAGCTTAGAAGAATCGCCTGACTTTCTCCTGTCGATTTCGATCCGGTAGTGGTATCCGCGCTCATCCAGGTAGCGCTTCGCCCTGTCTAGAACGCTGTTTTCGACCTGACACACGCATACCTGAACACCACATCTCCTTGATAATGAAGAGGATATACTGCCCTCTCCATCAATCATCCCACCAAACCATCCATCTTCGTACTGCGGGGTTTCCTGCCACGGCTCACACACAGATCGGATCACGTCGCCAGGCCGCAACTGATCAACACGCATCCATATGGCTTCGGTGCCACCTCTTCTGCGAACCAGAAAACGATGCTCTCCTGTGGCTACGAGATCCACGCCGTTCTCCATCTCTAGCCGGAAGGCTTCTTCAAAAACGTCCCTGCGCGCCTCTACTGACGCGGTTCGCATTTTCCGACCGTTTCCCCTACCTCCGGGTATGGATTCATCGACAGCAACAACCTGATCCCCAGGTTTGATCTCATCTATGCGAACCCACGTGAGATCGGCCTTGAGAACCAGCGTCGATGGATCTAAGCAGCATCCCAACTGGCGAGCTTTGAGGATCAGCAGCTTCTGCGGAAGCCCACGCCTCTTTCTTTCATACAGGGATTCCAGAATGAGTTCCTGGGAATCCCATAGGCTGAACAGGGTGTCTCTGCCTTGCTTGTCGGTGATCCAGAAATAGTTGCGCGCAGCGTACTCGAAGCTCTCACGGCAGCGCTTGATCTCTTCGATGATTGCTTTAATCTCGCTGCTCTTGAGCTTCTCTGGGCAGTTGGCGAACGGCTCCAGGTATTGGATCATATCGGTGACGTGCGGATCACGACGCCACCGGTTTGGCTTCACATTGGGGCGTTGCGGAAACTGAGGTTCGATCGGGGCACTTGCAGCGCTCATTGTATCTTGCTGCCGGGTTCGACCGGTTCAGCATCGAGAATCTCAGGCTCGCTTTTGTTGCCGGTAGGTTCCGGCAGTGACTTCTGCACGTCTGCTTTCTCGATTTCTCTGATGATCTTGTCAAACAAACCAACGCCACCCGTGCGGTGGGCTGGCACCATCGAGCCGCTGTCGGCTACGCCAACCTGCTGGAGTATATTGATCGCTCTTCCAGAAGACGGCTTCAGCCTGAAGATCTCGGCGATCGCAACCTGAGCTTTCGGATCTCCGCTTACCAGCCCTTCTTCCAGGCTCTCCAGGTACTTTGTGAGCAACGCTGGCGCGGCGGCCGCAAGGATTTGCTGCATGAAAGACGCCAACCCGTCAGGATCGATGTTGCGGTCTTTCAGCCCTGCTTTCTTGAAGATCTCCGGAAGGTCCAGCTTCAGGGAGATTTCCGTCTTGCTCAGCTTGCGCCGTTTCACTTTTGCTCCTGGTGTTGTTTCTCTCCCTTATCATGCCGCCCCTCTTCAGCAAACTGCAAGCGTTGAATGAGCGCATTGATCTCCAGCCGCTGCTGATTGCGCTCGTCTTCGAGCTTGCGGACTTTATCGTTTAATGACTCAATTTCTTTTCGGAGCCGCTCGTTATCTTCAACAACTTTATCGAAGAAGGCGACATCGGCGCTTTTGAGATACCGCTTGGCGATGACCAGGAGCACGACGTAGAACAAGGCGAATGCACTCGGTCCAAATACAACCTGTGCCAACTCAGACAGAGGAAACCAACCGCCGACAGTAGCGAGAGTGTTAATGACAGTGGAATCAGTATGCTGTACGGATTGGCCTGCCAGCAGGACAACGCTAGATAACCCCAGAGACCAGACAGCGACAAGAGATTTGCAAGCCGCAGACTGGGTTTTTTGGCGGCGACGGAGTAGAACTGCAAGACTGACAGCGCCAGGAAGATCACCGCCCAAGAAAGTTGGGGCATTACCATCAAGAGGCGATATTCCTCTGACGAGTGAAAGGATGCGGGCCGGAAAAGAACCCACAGCCCTACCGAGAGCGAAAAGATTGAGCTGACGACCTCTCCATGTGCGGCCGTCATTGGCGACAGTACATGGCGTAGCTTTTCCCACCAGACTCTTATGATTTCCTTCACGTGCTCCGAGGCAGAGGTTCCATTTAGAACCTCCCCCTCACCGTGTACTGTAGCACAATAAACCATGTTCATACGTACAACAGACCAAGCGATAAGCGTCCTCCAGTCGGTCCAGACGGGCGGCGCTCCGCTAATGCTGCGGTTCATTTCACCCTCTTGATCTTAATGGTACTACTGGAAGGCGGGTACTGGGCAGTCAGTCGGCTTCGTCTGCCACTCCTTCGGCGAAATCCCTACTAGGGTCGATGCGGAGTACGGTCTTGGCGGCCGGGGGGATCGGATTTATCTGTTGCGGTTTAGGCGCGACGAGCTTTGCGGCCTCTGTCTTGATCTGCTCGGCAAGTGTTGTCGGATCGATCTTTTCGACCGGAGAGAATGTCTTGCGCACCTCAACGGAGAACGGAATCTCGTTCGACGCTTGTGCCCCGGCCGCACTCATCTTGCCGTGGAATGAGCCGGGCTGCGGTCTCGCCGTCGGCCCAGATTGCGCAGTGATGCCGCTTTGCAGCGACTCCGGCCGGTACGAAATCTGGACACACTCGGTTTGAGGGTATTGCTTAACGTCCTTGACGAATACGACCGTGCGACCGTTAGACTGCACTTCGAGTCTGCCTGGCATCTGCGACATCAGGACTCCGGTCGCCTCCTGCATCCAGCGCTTCACCGTCGCTTCCCGCTCGTCTGGGGCCAGACCTCGCTCCCAGTCCTCGCTGTCTCCCCCTGGCGGATCAGGTGGCTTTTCGTTGGCCTCGTTTGGCAGTACGATCAGGTTCTCACTGCGCTGCTTCACTGAATCTTCTGGAATCACGGCTTGACTCGGAACTGGAGCCTTTACCGCGCTCACCGGCTGTTCTGTGCCGCTATTGTTCCTCGCGGATATCTCGGCCTCGATCTTGAACGCCAACTCTATCGACTCGATGATCTTATCCGCCAACGATCCGTCCTTGATTCCCGCTTTGTCCAATTCCTGCTGAATGACCAGCTTTAGTACTGATTTCGTCATCGTCCCACCGCCTTGCCAAGTTGCTTCAGGAAGTACTCCTCAGCCTGCAAGTGCTCTTCTGCCTGTTCTGCTGTGTAGCCGCTTGAGATCAGTTGCTCGATCTTCTCCGCCCGGCTTTGTTCTTCCACCGGGCCTGATAGATCCATCTCGCCACGGCCCTCGGCTTCCCTGAGCGCCGCCAGTATAGCTCGAAGTTCCCTCTTGACATCTTGCTGATGTCGCAGGGAGAACTTCCCGGCCGCACTGATCGTTCCCAGGATGTCCTCCACGTTTCTCTCGATCCCACTTGAAAGACCCACTAGCTTCTTCAGGTAGAAGAGGATCGCTCCGAGCAGCGAGAGCATCGCAATCGCCGCAAGGATCATCAATGCATCAACTGATATCGTCATGACTGAATTATGACCTGCGCTCTTGCTTTTGTCAACACCTGCGGTGTAAGATGCTGGTATGGCTAAGAAAAAGGAACGGAGGGTTCAGGCGACAGCGAGAGTGTCCCCGCAAACAATGAGAGTACTTCAGAAGATCGGAACTAGGGAGAGGATCTTCTCCTACAAGTCAGGGAAGAGAGCAGTCAACATCGGGAGGGTGATCGACTACATCGTGGAGAACTATGTCCCTCTCATCGATTGAGAACGCCGCATGGTGCTGGTTCCGGAGGCATTACCCTGTCCTTCCAGCGCCCTGCGGCTTGCGGCATCCAGAGAACGAGGAACCAGGGACGTTTGTAATGTAACATCAACGTCCCTGGCCTGTCAATAGGGTGAAACCTGCTTACTTCTTCTTGCGTTTCTTCTTCTCACCGCTCGACTCTTTGGTCTTCTTTACCACTACTTTCCCAGAATCGATCTCACGGCGAAGCCTTCGCTTCTGTGCCGTGCTGAGTGGTGAATTCGGCCCGAGCAAGAAGTCTACCTGCTTCTGAGTCTTGACTTCAGGCATTCCTCATACTCCTTCCGATACTTCCGCTTCTCCAGCGGCTTCGGGACACATATCCCGGTACTGCAATCCAGACTGTCAACGAAATCCAGCGTGTAGTCATAGTCGCATCTAGCGATGCCGCCGGGGCTTTTCAGCATCGGCGTCCCTGCCCGGCCACGGGACGCCGCTGGACCTGAGCCGGTGAGGGGAAGGCTACGCACAGGGTTGCTGTGAGTAGGACTGAGATACTCCCCAAACGGCCCGTTTTCAACGCCAAGACGATCACCCCCTTTCGTTGGCGGTTCCTATGTATCACTGGCCAAAAAGCTGTTCCGTTAGCTCCGCCTTCGCCGGTTCTTCCGGCTCAACGCTTGCGGCACTGCGTTCCCCCTCCTGGGCGTCATTCTTCAGGGGGAACATTTCAGCCTGCTCGGAAACGATAGACAGCGTTCCGCAGGCCGTAGCCAAGTCCATAAATTTATCGACAATCGTCCTGATCCCCTCCTCGAAGCAGATCTTGATGAACATAGTGACATAGACCCCTTCGGAGTCCTTGTCCACAACAAAGCGCCAGGATTCCGTAGCGGCCGCACGCAGCGAGAAGGACAAGTTTGGCATCCCATCTGGCTGATAGTCCACGATGCAGCCTCCTGGCAACGGAGCCATCGATGCGGACTTGAGCGCCTCGTTGACAGCCCCCTGGATCTTGAGTTCACGTACAGATTCCTCAGTCGGCCGCCCGGAAAATACCACGTGAGCCAACAGCTTTCCATCCTTCAGCGCCAGAGACACTGATTCCATGACGGCTGAGCGCAGGTGTATCTTCATGGTTCCTCCTTGTTGGATTGGTGGCGGGCCGGGGAATCGAACCCCGCTCTGCGGCTTATGAGGCCACCGTGGCACCAGTCCACTTGCCCGCAACAGTTAAGGCGTCGTAAGAATGATTGCGAAAAAGAGGCGATGCCCGAACACAGGACACCGCCATAGTTGACATCAGAAAGGAGAACCGATGCGTGCCGACAATCGATCTCCTTGTGCGAGTTTTCGGAGAGATCAGTAGCTGCAAGCATTGTACTTGACGTTACCAGGCTTTGTCTAGCCCCTCGACAAGCACGGTAATCGTTATCGCCATGATCACACTGACCAAGGCGGCAAAAGCAATGAACTCCAGGCACGCCCTGGCTGTACTCATCCCTAAACTCCGTGGCGCAACACCTCAATCGCTTTCCTTAATAGCTGGCTCGCACTCGAAAGGTAACCATCGATCACGGTCCTCTCTCTTTCATCCTCGGCAGCCTTTGCGCCTTCGAACAACTGCTTCCTGAAACTATTGATTTCCGCTTGGATCTGCTCCAGTCGATATGCCACTGCACAGCGGAAATCTGTCAGCGCGTCCTTTGCTTCTCGACTGAAGTTCAATTCCACGGCAGCCCTAAGCCTCAGCAGTTCGGCCGCGCGGCCAGTCTCTCTTCCAGTCATTGCTGCCGCTAGCCACTGCCTCGTAACACGGAGTTTCTTGGCCGCCTGGCTTACAGTCAGGCCCAACCTCTCTAACTCTCCCCTGAACACATGATCGAGCAGCTTCTGCATCAGTTGTCGGTCTCCAGTCTTATAGGTTCTCCGCTAAGCGCACCGCCGACTGGTTCATCCGTATCATACGATATCCACTTGCCACGACGGTAGACCTCGATCTTGTTCCACAACGCCGGTTTCTCTCCTGGCTTGGCTTCCCTCGTGGCCAACCAATTACGCAAATCCATCGACTCGACTGCGGCGGCCGGATTCGAGAAGTGCGCATATTCCGATCCATTGGAAATGCGGAACGGGTGTACTTCCGGATCAATATATGGCTGGCCGCTCTTCGCCATCTGCTTCAGATCCTTCATCTCTCTCCCTCGACAGTGCCTCCTTTACTGCATCGGCCTCAAGGTCTGTGTTGCGGTTCACTGCCCGCTCATAGATCCACTTGCCCTCCGGGTAGCGCAGCTTCAGCTTCATGACGTTTCCGGTCATCACTTGTTCAAGGCTAGCGCCAATGGCCTTGCAGCAAAGCTGCACGTAAAACAGCAAGTCTCCGAGTTCCTCGGCTATATTCGCCCTGTCGATAGGCGCACCGTAGGTCAATGCCTTTTTTAGAGCATCGAGCATCTCGCCAGCTTCGGTAGAGATGCCAATGATCCCGTGCATTAGATTTAGCCCGTCTCGGCCGAGCGCAGCAACTCGCTCCGCAATGAAACCTGAATCCTGGGCCAGCATGTCAACCATCTGCCTTTGCAATTCCTGCGCCTTCATTCCACTTCGCCTTTCCCGAGTCGTCGTAAAACCAATCGTGAACCTTGCAGCAGAGCAGTGTCTCTCGGCCGTCCGGCAGTATGCCTTCGTATAGGCCGCAGAGACCTTCTTCATCATGCTCGTGGCAGTCTTCGCAACATCCAGGAAAGTCAGGATACCCCTTGAAGTTATGACAGTACAGGGGTTCGTCGTTTTCGTTCTGCCGCCGCTTCTTTCGTCGCTCTGCTTGAGAAACCAGCATCGCCTGGAGCTTCCTGGTGATCTTCGATTCCGAATTATCTATATGCTTGATTCCTCTCTTAGCCGCTCCAATCGCGCCGCGAAGCCCTTCAGTGTCAAGTAGGGAACAGGAACTCGTGACGATCCCGTCATCAGCCACTTCGCGGACCATCCTCTCGGCCGCTTTGAACAGATACCTTGCCAAGAACATGGCGTTCTTCAAGTGCTCTACTCTATTTGCTCTGCTCTTCACGTTTGCACCTCCTTCCTACATGACAGGCAGGTTCTCTCCTCCTGGAGATTGGCCAAGGGTCATTGTGTTGATGTCTATGTCCCCGCCGACAACTACCCCTAGATGCGGCCCGGTTACAGCCTTGCCCGAAAGGAATGATGCCAGCACGGAGAAGTGCAACAGCGTATCTACATCTATATCGATTTGTCCCGCTGCGTGAATCGCGCTAGATTCCTCATCGGCATAGGTTGGCGGCCGAACGTGAACGGCCAAGCGGATCGTGCGTGAATCTTCATCAAACCCAACAAGCCAGCCTACGGAGAAGACGACATTGGCTGCCTTTCCGCCGGTGCCGTCTTCCTCGGCCCTGTGGACCACCAGAAGCAGCGGAGCCTTCCGGATCTCGGTGTACTTAGTCAAGATCGAGCGGATCTCGTCCTCGCTCAGTATCAGTGATTGATCCTGTAGTGTTTCATCAGTCATAGAACGACCCGAACATCATCCTCTTTTCATCGATCAATTCATCTATTAGTTCCGATGCCTCTTGGTGGGTGAGCCGATAGGCGTCATCAGGCCAAGAGTACATCTTCTTGAACATACAGAAGATCTTATCGGATATAGCATCGTCGTGCAGGTCCATCTCGGCCGCCAATTCATTGATCAGTCGCTTTTGGTCTTGAGTCACCGATCCCCTGTCTAGTTGACCGTATATTGGTTGCTTCCAAGTTCGCTGATAAATTTCCGCACGTCAATACATCCAGCAACAATTGCTCCGCACACTTTTCCTTGCTTGCGTCCATATAGCATTGTGCCGACTATGTGTATTCCGTTGGTTTGGTTTAGATCTATCTCTAATCTCTCGCACGAGAATACTGTATTGTCTTTGTCGCTCTTATACCCAGGAAGAACCGCATCCATAGAGATGAAGACATGATTATTCTTCTTGCTTATGTCAAATATCCATCCAACGAAAATCGCCGGAAGGGTTGCACGATCCTCTGGCCTGGTGAATTTCGTCATGATACACGCCAGGTATAGTGCCTTGATTTCGCTTGCTCCGTCCAGTATCAACTTAGCTTCTTGCAGGGTTGCCCCGCGTAGATACGCCTCGTCAGGTTTCCTTGAACCTTTCTTGCTCTTCTTCATTCTTAGCCATGTAGTTATCTTCATTATTCCTCCTGCCAAACTTTTCTCTGTTGGTCAGGTTTCTATTGATCTTTACTTGCGCTAATCCACTCTTATGCCTGTTTCTCCAACCCTCCGCTTGGCGGCCTCATGAGGGGAATCTGGCAGACCAACATGCGAAGCACTCTGATCAGCGCCGCCCTGTCTCGTTCCAACTGTTCATTCAGTCTAATCATGGACCGGAGATACTCTTGAGTGGCGTTCTCATGGGCAGCCTTAAAGTCCGCATCGGTTACCATATTGGCCGTCGATGTCGTCTCGGACTGCTCCTCAATCCTTGTCTCAACTGCGAACTGCTCCTGCTGAACCACAACCACTCTTCCGTTCTCGCGCCGCAGTTTCAAGCCACGCTTCTTCATCCAATTCATGAGACTGAGCGGTGAACAGCCGACCTTCTCGGCCACCGTGTTCAGTAGAGCGTTGATGCTCTTGTGCTTCGGCGCTTCCCTGGCTAGCAGCTTTAGCGCTTTGTCCTTCTCTTTCTCGGTGTATCGCTTCCTCATTTCAGTTCCTCCTTTGCCTCTTCGGCGACCACATAATCCAACCAGCCTTCCAACACCGGCCGGAGCAGTAGTACCCGCCTCACCGTCATCCTTTTCTCTCAACCTCCCTCACCAGCGGCAGCCATGCCACGGCCTCGCCCGGACCCCAGTTAAGCTTGGCGGCCTCTTCTCCCGGCCCTGTTTCGACTATCCAGCCGAGCTTTTTGGCACGACGGCAGACCACCATCCGTCCGTCGGCGGCTTTGAATACCACCGGCCCATCGTGCTGCTCGGCCTTTTCTACATCGATTCGGAATCCGCCTGCAATCCGGTAGCCCATCTTGTCAATAATCCGCATCACATGCGGACTTAGCTTGATCTCCTCTCCTAAGTCCTTCTCTCGCTCCCACGGATTCTGGTAGTAGCCCCCAGCGCCGCCTAGCATGTTGATCGAGACCACGGCTTTCTCCGGGATCACCATTTCCCCGCAGCCCTGACCCGGTTGCTTTTCTTCCCAATCCCGCCAACCGAGATGGGGGACCAAGACCAATACGCCATCCTTCGCTCGTTTCAACCAGCCGACACTGAAGCAGCGAATTGGCTTACACGCATCCTTGTCTTCAAAGAAGCGCCAGCCACCCTCAGCGTAGTGAGAATCCAACCATTCAACAACCACAATCTTCATTGCGCTCGAACCTTTCCTGTTTCAATCGTTCTTCGATCTTCATGGCCTCATCCAGCTTGTGAGTGCCCTCGAAGCCTACCAGCAACGAAAAGAGCATCGGCAGGGCAACCCCAACGAACATCTCTGCCGTATTGCCGAAGCCGTCATAGGTGTTCGCCAAATTGGCTGACAACAGGCCACCTGCGGCGAAGCCGAGCATTACCCAAAGGACGGCATCTGCACCGCTCTTCATGGCATCACCTCCGCTGGCTCGGAGAGCATGTGAAGCAATAGCTCGACCTCTTTTCTTCCGAATGACAATGAGTAATTCTCCGGGCGCTTGATACCCTTGGAGTCGTTCAACGTAAGCCGGAAGTCAATGGTCCCGCCATGTGGTTCTTTCGCCATTTTCAACTCCGGCCGCCATTCGCCACGCTTGCTGCCAAACGCAACCATCCACACGTTTTCATCGAGGACCGCTAAAAGCGCTCCCCGGAATACGTGTGCTGGGAGGAAAGCTGTGCCGGATGCCATGTTCGGATGAAATGCCTCGATGAATATCTCGTTGTTCGCCGGGTAGAAGCAGACACTGAGGAACGAGCCGTCGCCACGTCTGTCCTGTATCGTCAATGTTTTTTTGACTGCTGCCCCAGCCATTGCTGCTCTCCTTTCTTGAACAAGAAGCGGCGGGAATAAGCGATGACGGAACGGTTGGTTCTGGTTCATAATCGTCAGATCCGAAGTATCCGTCATCTGCACCACGCCGCTTTCCTTCCTCTACTGATGCGTCTCTATCTCCCGGATGTAGTCAATTATGTGTTCCGACCAGCCATCGATGTGAGTCCACCCATGCCGGTATCCGACGCCCAGCTTGTACGGAGCGACATTTACCATGTAGCTCCTGGGAACGAACGCCGGTAGGGAGCCGTCGTGAGACTGCTCATCGGTGACAACTATAACGCGGTCCCACTGCTCTGTTTCTTGCCGGTCCCGCATGTTGCTCAACGCTCTCCGCAGCATGGTTCCGGAGTGGAATTGGCTCCCGTTGATGGCGTCGCGTAGCGCGAAGCCGCGCCGTGGGGGCACATCAACAGTGCGCAATGAGAACGTCAGAACTGTAACGTCTCGGCAGATCTCGCGCAGAAGAATGGCCAACCCCGAGGCGGCATCCAGTCTGGTGGAAATTCCCCGAGCGCTGAGTCTAACATTCATGGATCCGCTAACGTCGATCAACAAGCACGTCCTACCGGACAAACGCTCCATGCCCTGTAGCCCGCGCAGCATCGCACTCTCGATCATCGGCTCCATGTCTGGAACCATGCGCGCAGCGGTGACAAACTGAAACGGCAGGATGCGATGGAATTTCACCTGTTCGAAATAGGCCCTTATCAAATTACGATCGACCCCCGCTTTGACCATGTTCCGCAAATTGCGGATAAAGGCCAGCGCCCCGAGTTTCTGTTCGCGCATCAGGCGCTCGAACGATTCCTTCTTGTTCTTGCCGGTGCTCAGCGCCACTTCCCACGTGTCCGGCGGTTCCAGTTCACCCTTGATCAACTTCTGGAACGTCTCTTCCCGTTCCGGATCCGGTTTAGGATGCACCAAGCGCATCACGTCCCGCAGCTTGATCTTGCCCTTCCTGTCGTACTTGGCCAACTGGTAGGCATCGAACTTGTTGAACGCATCGGCCAGAGCGCGCTTTGCTGCGGCCGCAATCGGCTTGCGCCCATCACGCCAATAGATGGCCAGAAACTCCGTCAACTCATCAGCGCGTTGGATAGAGTTGTACAGTGCTCGTTCGACGTGCTTGCCTGCCCCTTTGACAGCGCACAAGGAAGCGCACAGCAGCAACGGGGCGTGTCGCAGGTGCATTCGGTTCCGAGCCTCAATAGCTAGATCGGCCACCTTCTCTGGCTCCACCTTCGGAACCAGGCTGGCGATACGCTCTCCAATCTCAACGCCATCCTCGTAGAACGTATCCTCCCAGAGGAGGCACGTCGCTACTGACCGGCGCAACTGCCGGTAGGCGTCAATGGTGTCCGCTCGGCCGCCTTCGTGAGTCCGAGCCGTCTCAACCGCTTTGGTGTTCAGCTTTGCCATCTCATGCTCCTTTCACCTCGCCGCTAGTCGGCGGGAATCCCGTACTTCTTGGCTGCTTTCTTCAGCAAACGCAGCATCGGTCTGGGGTCAGACCTGCTGTAAAACGAGCTACGTTCCTCGGAATCGTAGCAAGACTCGCCTTTGACGATGAGCACCGGGCAGTTTTTGCATGGCGGGTACTTGCCTCTGTAGTATCTCCAACAAAGCGCATCGGCATCCTGGGGCCAGAAAAACTCCCGTCGCTCCGGATCCATCAAATGCCCATCCCGGATGATGATGTGATGCTTCCTGCGATTTTTAGACAGCAGTCCGGTCCAAAACCGCAGTGAGGCTATTAGGGCAGCCCGGCGTCCTCGATGAGCGGCTGTTCTAGGTGGAAACGGGATAAACTCTCTCTCCCAAGAATCTAAACTCATGGCTCAATTCCTAATCTCTTCACTGCTTTGCGCAAGACCCTCACCATCGGCCTGGCGTCGCCAATGTCAGTGAAGATGGTGAACGGCCCATCGACCGATCCGTCACACTCTTTACCTATGACGACAAATATTGGACAGCCGCTACATCCGTTCTTTTTGTAGCGGATGCATAGCGCCTCCTCCCATTTATCAGTGAATGGGCTGAACGACTCGCCTGTCTTCTCTTCCTGCACTGCGAAGTACGGAGGGCCGTCTGCCAGGAGAAGTTTGTGGCGCTTCAGGTTGCTCTTGAGCAATCCACTCCAGAGGCATAACGAATGCAGCAGGGCCGCCTTGCGGCCGCGCCTGGCCGCTGCTTCCGGGCTTCCCTTGTAAAACTTACTTTTCCAGGTTTTGATGCTCATGCCACACCTGTTTCCGTCCTGCGTTGTCAAGCTCTTCGTCGGTGACCTGGGTCAAATGGTCTACCCAGCGCGCCTTGGTGCGCCACTGATGGCCACAATCCAAACAGACAACCCTTGAGAAATCAGACGGAGTGCAGCGGTAACCGTTGAAGGCTGAATAGTGGCACCTGTAATGAACCACCCGAATGTCGCCGCCCTTGCATCTCGGGCATCTCGGCACACTCGCCCTGCCGACAATGGCTCCCATGTCCCTCGTTCTCCTTCATTCAGCGGAAGGAAGCGGCGGAGACTGGCGCGCAAGCTATCGAAGCATCCGCCGCCTACACCATCCCGCGTTGCAACTTGGAGCGGAGTGGGTCAAGCCTAGTTTGACGGGTATTTGGCCGATTCCCCCGGACTGGTTCGGCTTGACCCTCTCCGCATGTGGCGGCGGGAATTAGCGAAGACGGAACATTAGTCTGACGCTCTACCAGGCTGAGCTACGGGCCTTGCCTAAGTTCGGCCCGGCGGGATTTGAACCCGCGACCACCAGATGGCGAAGTATCCGTCATCTGCACCACGCCGCATCAAACTCTCCGCTGGAGGAAATTGCGGAAGCGGTGAATAGTGGTTTCAACACCGAAGTAACCGCTCCCTTCACCATCCAGCGTCATCACACCACCTAGTGTACATCAACGGCCATTGCGATGCAAGGAAAAAATGCACTCATCCTCAAAATTCTTTCAAGTCGAAGGACCGTATCACTTCAGCCGTAGCGCTTGTCTCAATCATCGGCTTTGGTTCCGGTTGGCTGGCCGGGCCGATGTAGACAGGATCGAAGGCTGGCGCTATACCGTTGCGCCGAGTTGTAGGCAGCAATAGGGCCAGTTGCCTGGGGATCATCAGCCAATCCTCCTTGGCCCCCCTGATCTCCATGTAGGCTCTCAGGCATTCATAGCATGTTGATGATCGATTCCCGCACCGGCCGCATATGGAGCATACCCCAGTCTTCCTCGCGCATACCTGGCACTTGGCGGCTGATTGTATCCGAGCCATCAGGTAGCCGTCGAACACCCTGCCGCACATGATGCAGAGCGCGATCGTTCTGATGATTTTGTTCGGGTTCAGAAGACCATCTTGTATGGCCGTCGTAAGCACCAACTCCGTTTCACGAACACAGGTTGGGCAAGTCTCCTCGCCCATCACCCCAAGGAATCCCCATTTGCAGAGCGTGCATGGGATAATGCCGACCTTGTTCCCAGCGAGCGCCTGCGAACATGGTTCGCAAACTGGCAGGCCGGACCTGGTGATAGAATTCGGCCTGCGGCACCTGGCGCACTGCTTCTTGTTGATGAACTTCTCGCACAGGTAGTCAAGTGTGATCATCAGTAATCGGTTAGATCGAATGCCCGGTCGCCGAGCCGTACTGGAGTGGCTGCTGCCTCTCCGCTTTCTCTCCGGCGCTGCTGCCGCTCCACGGACTTTTCTGGGGCCGGATCAATGGCGTCCGCATATGACAACTGCTCTTGGTAGCACTCATCGCAGATGTAGGCACCGGCCGGTCCGCAGAACTTGAATTTCTCCCACATCATTACGGAAAACATGCGACCGCATTTGCAGCACCGCAGTGCCTCTAACAGCACGCTGCCTACGTAACTAGTGGAATCTGTGCCCGTGTCCCACCAGACGGTAGAGTTTCCGAACTCACCTCCGCTGTTCCGAAACCGTTGCTCTCGTTGTCCGTAGATCTCGTTCCAACTCATCGCCTTGATCTCCTGCAATTGGCTGAAGTCGCCGTCCCGGCTCTGTCCCATACGGGCTGCTTCCAGCTTCTGCATGCTCACAACCCCTTTGGCTGCCAGTAAGTTTAGTTGCGCCTCTAACACGCTTGCAAATCCAACCATAGGATGACTCGCCGTAGACCCTGCGCGCTCGGCGGAGAGGCTTTCGTTCTACGACTCCCTGTATAGGTTGCGGAGGAACTCGTGGCGCTTTTCATTGCGTCTCAGGGAATCATTGGCAAAGCGCCTAGTCCAGCACGCCATACGCCGCACTCGATTGACGTACCAGCCGACCGCAGCGTCCATCAAGTCAGCCGTAACCCCCAGTGGCAGAAGCACAACTATCATTACCACGGTCACGATAGCTTCCAAGAAACCGCAGAATAGGGCCAGGATTTCCAGCCCCATCAATTTCCACAAGGCTGTTTGTCGCTTAGATTCCATACCTCTGTTACCTCACATCGGCATAGTAGTTCGCTGCCTTATCCTGCAACCGCCACATCGCGTCGCGGATCTCACTCGGACACGCGCCGTCGATATCCAAAAATGTAACGCACTCGTCCGGCAGCGCCTTGTCGCAGGTGATCGCCGTCACGTTGCCGTTGCTGTCATAGGTCACCTCGAAACTACTCCCTACTGTAAGCTGGACGATCACGAGGACGATCATCACCACGAACACGCACGCCATTGCCTGGAGAATCGTTCTGATATCATTCATCACTCAATACCTCTCTCAATGTGCGCTTTGATCTAATGGCGTCCCCGGCCAGATTTTCGTCAGGCTCGGATGCTAGGCTCTCCCACAACGCTTCCACGTCCTGCGCCCAGTCCTTCAGGGCCTTAGCCTTGGTGTAGCCGTGGCCATCGATGCCCGGCAACTGTGGTGATCGGCAGAACCAGAGCTTAGGCTCGTCGGGCAGTCTGTAAAACTCGATCTCCAGGCGTTTATCTAATCCGAGGTCAGCGTCTGTCAGATACCAGTCCCGTCGATCTTCCATCTGTCCTCCCTCAATCGATTGGTGGGCCTTGCGGGAATCGAACCGGCAACCTTCGGATTATGAGTCCGCTGCTCCAGAACCGCCTCCAACAGCGCCTGGGCGTAATCATCATCAGTAGGGTCTTTGTCGCCGCTCTCGTAACTGGGGTCGCGCTCCAGCGCAATCTCAAACGCACGCTCGTGCAGATCCACGTCGCCCCAGCCGTCCATGCTGCGCGCTACTGCAGCCAGAGTCCTGCGGTGATCCTCTAGCGCCTGTTTCGCTTGCTGGATCACCCATTCACTTACTTCCTTCCTCTTGTCCGCCTGATTTATCGCTATATCCAATACAGACAACAACGTCTCTACCGCCCGCCGCCACTGTCTGGCCCCTTCTTCCATCTCACACCTCCAAGTCTTCATCCGTCAGGTACCAATCACTGCTTGTGGTCGGTCCCGCCAGATTCGAACCCGCACCCTTCGGATTATGAGTCCGCTGCTCCGCCAGTTGAGCTAAAGGCCCCAAGTCGTTCATTCTACGCGCTGATGTGCAGCAATGTGGTAATCGTGGCAACCGCAATCTTTGGGGCATTGCACCTTATACCCAGCCTCACATGTAGGGCTAGGGCAACCGCACGGCATCAGATCCCCGAGATCGCATCCGCAGTTGCCAGCTTCATTGAACAGCCCATCGAAGCCGCGCTCGATCAGCCATTCGCTAACCATATTTATTAGCTGGCGGCTCGTCTCGTCCATTGCTCTTCCTCGATTGCCAGCACATCGGCCAGCCTGCGTAGCTCGGCAGCCGGAAAAACGCCAGTCACCATGCCGCCGCGCCTGCCTTCGATGTGCAACTTGATCCAATCGCAACCCCCAATTGAATACAATGTCTCAGCCGAAACTCTGCCGCCAAAGTTGCCCTCAGCGTAACTGAACTGCCTTATCCGCCACGGTGATTGCGCCATCATTACCAGCAGTTGCCCTAGCGGTTGAGCACGCAGGGTTAGGCGCAACTCGCCCGTATTCCCGGCTATGAAGAGCCGTAGTTTGTCCCGCCCGACCAGCATTAGGCGCAGCCGGTCACGCAAGCCATTCTCGTCTCGGCGGCCGTAAATGGTCATCCCGCCGCTAGATGTGAGATTTGCTTTGATCATAGATTTCCTCCTTGAGGCAGTTCGTTCCATTCCTGGCCGTCGAGCAGCCGCCCCGCAGCTATGCGGCCAATACGGTACATGGTGACTGTCCCGTCTTCATCGCGGCCGTGGCCGCCGTATTTCCAGCCGCTCAGTGGAACCCTCAAGCGGGTACGGCATCCACCATTGCGCTGAGCGACACTTAGATATGGAGTGAATTCGCCCCACTGCTTGAAAAAGAACGGCACGCCAATCGACTTGCAGGCGTCACGAACTCTCCGGAACCATTCCGGATGCGCCGGGCGCGCTCCAGGGCCAGTCTCACCTCCAGCAATCACCCAGTCAACATAAGAAAGAATCGTCGAGTAATCCTGCCCGCCAGCAGCTTCTCCGCCAGCCCAGGATTTGTTCACAACTATACTAGCTAGATTCAGTGGCCCTAGCGCAGGTTCGTAGCTCACAAACCGCACACGAGGAATGCTCATTTCAGCAAGCGCCCAGAGACGTTCCGTGGCAGTCTTCTGATCTTCTACGGAGACGCCCACCCAAGCGTTAGGCGGCCAGAGACAGTGCCGGTAGACTTCCAGCATCCTTTTCGGTCGTTTCGTGAGCACCAAGTAGGTGTGCTGCGGAGCGCGATCGAAGGTCTCAATCACGCGCTCAATGTGCTGCGAGGTCACTCCTTCGTGAAATAGATCGCCCATCGAACAGACCAAGATGCGCCGGGGCTTGCGCCAGTGCAGTGGCCGATCGAGTTCCTCGCGCACCAATTCCACTTTACCCGTCCAGCGTGGCCCAAGCTGCGTCATTTCGGCTAAGCCGTGATAAGGCAGCCCTTCAGCACTGAACCGCGCCGCTATGCGCTCCGCATAGCAGTTCTCGCACCCCTGGCTCACTCGCGTACAGCCACGCACTGGATTCCACGTCGCATCGCACCACTCAATCTTCGTCCTGCTGCCCATCGCTGCTCAGTCCCACCCCAGTGCCTCGGCTACCTCCTTGTCACGCTCGGAAATAGTCACTACTTGCCACCACCAACCCTCATTACCCACATCCCTCGGCATACCTCTAGCTCCTTCACCATCTCCCCCCATGCCAACTCCTTCCCCCTTGCCTCAGCTCGACACCCCTCTAACTCCATCCGCAACCGCTCTACCTCCCCCTCTAACTCCCTTATCCGCTCGCTCACCTCCTCCCGCTCCCCGTCACTCCGTGCCCCCACCATTAACCACATCACCCAACCCACCACCAACACCACCACAACCAGCCGCATACCTCTATTCTACACTTGCGAGGAAAGCTGTCAAGCGCTCCCTGGGTCAGATTTTTCCTAAAAATTTTTTTTTCTTAGAAATGGGAGTGGGGGGGTATATCACATCAGAGACAGGCCCGGCGGAGCCGGGCCACCCCCTGTGCAACAGGGGGTGGCGGCGCAACTTTTATTGATTGGATCGATCGATGGAATCATATGGCATAGGATGCATAGAAGATCAATGGAATCAATGAGATAGCGCCTGTTGCCGTGGCTGGAATTCCATAAAAGGATGTTGTGCTAGACGTTTTTTGTCTAGGGCAATCGAGGTACAAACTCTGTGATATCAGCGAGTTAGCGGAGTTTGCTTGCGCCGAAAGGGGATTCTGCTATGATGAAGTCACTGCCGCTTGCCGCGATTGCGGCGGCGGCAGAATCCAAACCAGGAGATAACAATGGACAGCAAAGAGTTGCTACTCGCACTTTTGGCTCAAGCCGGTATCGATCCGGCTGAGCTTACAAAGAAGGCTACCAAGAAGGCTACCAAGAAAGCCGCAGCGAAGGCCACTTCCCCCACTGTCACAGTGGGGACGTGGCAGAAAAAGCGGGTTGTCACAGTGTCTGATGGTCGTAGGACCGTCAGGCACACGGCCAGCACCTGGAAGATGGTGCTGGCTGTTGCGGAGAGGATTAAGGCCGCGCTGGACGAATAATCCGGCGCGGTACCTTTGCCCTACCGGCCGCGGCCGGTAGGGCATTTTTTTGTGCCTTGCCGCAGCATCCATAGCGGCAAGGCGTCCTAGCATTTCCTACAAGCCTCATTCTGAGAATCCCTCATTCCTTGCGCATATACGCTGTCTGAGGCGTTTCCGCAAGCGGCCTAGTACCCTGCCCTATGGCTTGCCTTGCAGGCCGCTAGAACGTCTCATATCGCGCCGAATGAGCATCTATCGGCAGGCCTGTAGATCACGCAAACTCCATTTCTCCAAGCATAGGAAACCGAAAAGCCAATCCATTGAGCTTGTGGGGCCGTCTATATATACCTACGGTATATATAGACGGTCCCAAGTAGCGCCTATACACCCAAGAAAACCCAATCCCATAGACAGACAGCCAGTTTCTCCATCGAATCCAGCGTCAGGATTCCCCATCTATAGACACCCATTGGGACGCTGGATCGATAAAGACAGCGTAAACCCTTTGGAATCAACAGGGTAGACCTAAATCTGCGGTTTTGTGAATAAATATTCATGCCAAAACCATCGGATAAGCCGGGTGTTTCCCTATAGGAGCGATCTTGACTAAGTTACTGAAAACACTAATTCTGTACCATTGCGTCCGGTATGGGGCGGAACATGAATAAATATACATAAAGGCCGCGAAACGTGAATACTTATGCATGTGTTTCACGTGGAACATTGCCATGGGATCGGAGTGGGGATCGATTAACCCCTTCCCTTTCAACCACTTACACCATCGACGCCAGTAGTTTGGCCAGTGTACACTGACAAGCCGATGGGCGGATAGTGGCAAGGATGGGTGGGAGTGGAAGTTTGATGGTAGAAGTCTAGTGGAATGAATGAGATAGGGGATAGTGGCTGGGGTGAAGAGCGGGGTAGAGTGGCTATACACGGAGTATATGGTGATAAGGGGGGGCAATACTTCAGGCCGCTTCGCGGGGATGCATTACGGCAGTGGGCGGCAAATTCAGCCCCTTGTATGCCATAGGCCCGGCCGATGGGATGCCGGGTGGTCTGGGGTCAGACCTGTTTGTGGAATCAATCAGTTACACGATGTTATCCAGTGGCGGCTTCGGTCTGGATTCATCGAGCATCGTAACGGGAAGATGCCATTGGGGGATCTAAGCGGCATGGGATGATTCGTAACGGATACGGGAAACACTATTTTCTCCGGCTTCAGCCTGCGGATTCAGGCGGCACTAGCGCGGCCTAAGTGGCGTGTTTTCAGCGAGTTAGCGCAGTGGTGTTGACACTTTTGCGGGAGTCTGGCACAATGGCGGCAACATGCCGAAACCCGGCGGATTGTCTCCATTGCGGCATTGCCGCTTTGGGGATGTTCCATGCCGGGATGGGCATGGAATCCGACTAGAAAGGAAGAGCCATGAATCCGTTCAAAAGTCGAATTGCCAAATGGCTTGCCGACAAGGACTATCGCGTCCTGTCGGCTTGGATCAAGAATTCGGACGTTCCGTCCGAAGGCCGTGAGGAGTGCCTCATCAACGAGGCAATCCAAACGGCCTCGGCGGAGCTATCTAATCACATCCGCCAATCCGACCAGATCACACTCGATCTGGTCATGGACACCCTGGCCGACGCCTTGTCGGTCCAAGGGTGGACCAAGAAGACCAATCCTCGGAACGCCCCTGAGGCGTTCCACCTCGCCGAGCGGCGTCGAGACAACCTCATCGACGCTTGCCTGGAGCGTCTCCCATTGGAGTACGCCCCCATACTGAATAACCGGCTCCGACACCGGATGTATGCCCTGCTCGTGCCGGAGACGGCGGAGAGCAGTCCAAACGGACGCCCCCTGCCATTCACCGGATCAATCCGGTTCTGCCCCACCCTTCGCCGATCGGAGCGGGCCGATCGATGGAGCCTCAGTCTCGATTTCTGGGGCGAGACCATCGAGTCGGTCTCCTTTGAGCACCCCTATTGGGTCCGGCTCGGCCACCTTTCCGAGCGGGCCATCAACATCCGTTTTGCCGCTCATCCTACGCCCCTCGATGAGCGGCACGATTACCGCCACTTCGTGGTCTCGGTCCTGATCGAGCAGGACGAGAACTATCCCCATTGGCGGACTGATGGTCCGCTGCCGGTGGCCACGGAGTTCGTCTTCCGGGCCGATCCTATCGGCTCGGATGATGAACCCAGGTGGGCCATCGTTATGGAACGATCTTCCCCCTGGCGGGAGCAGATCCGGTCCATGCGGGATGACGCTCTGCTCCCCCACATCGGCGATCGGGTGAGGATCGGCGATGTGGTGATAGAGGTCTCCAGTGGGCTTCTTCCACCGAATCTCCTTGAGCCGATCGACGATCCGGACGCCTTCGACGGCTTCACCCTTCCGGTTTCGCTCCAAGGCGGCCAATTCTTCAAGGAGCGTCACGGCCGTTCCATCTATTGGCGACCGAAGCGGGACGACGCTCCTATCGCCGCCGAATTCTTTCATCCGGACCATTATGAGGTTCGGGTCATCGAACCTGAACCTCACAAGGAAGACCGAATGGTCCGGATCTATCAGATCAGCGGTCAAACCCAGTACAGCCGCCGGTCTGATGGTGACTGATTAGACCCGATGAAGGCCGCCGCTATGGCACAGGTCTGGATCCAGACTAGTGCTGTGGCGGCGGCCTTTTTTCGTCTCATCCCGATGGGACGAGGCGGCGGCATCCGATGGGTGCTTCCGCCCCGTTCCATCGGGCCGGTAATCCAATGAAGGAGAAAGTATGATTAACGAGAACACTGTACAGGCCGTGGTTAATCTGCTGGATCACGGTAAGGCATTCCAGGGGGCCGGTTCTGTCATCGATGACCGCCCCGAATACCAGATTCTTTGGGGTCCATTTGATGACCCTGATCTCTCCAACCTTTGCGCCCTCATCGTCTGCCGTTATGACGGCGGATTCGATGAGATCCTGCCATTCAGCGAGCCGCTCAAAGCGGCTCGTGCATGGTTTGAACTCACCGGCATTCCGGCAATGATCCCGCCTGATGTTCCGCACCACTTCCCATTGGCGGTACTTCCCGCCGCCGCTTGATCGACCGATGGCTGAGGCCGCCCCGCTCTATCGATGGAGTGAGGGCGGCCCCAGCTATTGGCTGGAGAAAGGAGAGCTATGGAGAAACTAGTGCTCCGAGTTGGCGGAGTTGATTTCTTTGGTATGGGTGCCACCTGGTACTCGGTCGAAGTCAAGGATGAGGAAGACGCTCGCTATAAGGCGGAACAATACACCGCCATTGGTGAGCGGGCCGTTCTCTTGAAAGTTCCCCAATCTGGGGATCCGGAGATCTTATGGGAAATGAAACCCAAGATCTCCAAGGAATCGGCCGAAGCTCGGGCCGCAGTGTCCGAGATGATGAATCGGCGTGGCTGACCGATGACTGAGGCGGTGCCGCCCATTGATAGCACGGAAAGGCAAAGCTGTCGGTGTGTGGCACCGCCCCGGCCATTGGCCGGTAATCCAATGAAGTGAAAGGAGATACTGATGCTTCCACAGCATCGTGATGATTACTCTCTCTCTCGGTTCGAAGACGCTATCTGTGAGGTTCTCTACCGGATGGCGTTGAACGGCGGAGCGGATGAGGAAGATGGATCGGTAACAGAGACAGGTCAATGGTCTGGCCTGCTCTGGGGACCGTTCGAGGAATCCCACCTGATCCCATCGGAAACCCTGGCTGCTATCGTTCAGGAAGACAGCCAAGGGTTCGTCACCTATGAGTTGTTCCGCAAGCCGGGAGCGGCTCAAGGTGCCTGGCATCTGATCACAGGCTACACTCCCACCATCCCACCCAGAACGATGGAAGCTTACGAGCTTTCCATCCGGCGCATCCCGCCGGGATTCATCCAACAGATGCGGGACGCTATCCCGGAAGTCGAGGCCAAGATCAATCGCATCGGCCTTCAGGAATTCAGCGTCATTGCGGCTGTTCGATCCAAGCTGATCGGCATGGCTGCCGATCTGTTTATCTCCGTCAAGCCGCTGCCTATCAATGGCTTAGCTGCGGCAGTCCGCAACCGCTTGCAAGAGCGGTATCCGCATCGGGAATTCCCGGATCTGGATTATTTCGTCTACGAGCTTCGTCTCGCCATTGTTGCGAGGAAGGAGAAAGCCGCATGAGTATTCCAGATCGGATCTTGCCTCTAGTTCGAGAGGCTTACAGCCTCTCGTCGGGGACTATGGCATCCTTGACCGGCTTCAAGGAATACGCCATGATCGACCTGATTCAGAACGATTTTGCCCAGTGGATCATCGATCACTCCGACCGATTCGACCAATCTACAGTCTGGCAAGAGGCGTGGAAACAATTCTGGCGTGAGAATGGCTCATCCTATCGGCCGCCGGTAGTGGCAGCTCACGCCAAGATGGAGCACATTCGATGAGATCACGGCGGCATCCGATGGGACAGGCAAGCCTATCGGATGCCGCCGAATTCCATGAAAGGAGAATCTATGCCTGATACCGGAATCTACTTTATCGGCCCGAATCAGGTGCCGCCGCCTAAGATGCGGCCACCGGATGCGGTGCGGATCTATCAGATCGGCCGCAGCCCGGAGAACGACAAGGGTTGGCTGGCTGTCTTCCAGTGGTGCGGACATCCAAGAGGACCGATCGTTCGATACGAGCCACTGCTGGCGGTCTACCATGAATCGGCAGCCGTGGCTGACCTCACCCACAGGCTCCGCAAGACGGCGGAGACTCACGGTATCCCATTGAAAAGCGGCACGGAAGTGCTGATCATCTATCAGGACCGGCACGAATTGACCACGGTCTGACGGTCGAGGCGGCGGCGCTGCTGATGGCACGGAAAGGCAACCCCATCGGCAGCGCCGCTGCTCCGGCTTTCAGGCTGGAATACATCGAAAGGAGAGAACAATGGTAAGAAGCGTGAACATCAGGGTTCGACGCTATTCGATCCTTATGCAACTCAAGGCAGACTACCCCAAGCCGTCTGTTGAAGTCTACTCTGAGCAACTCAACGACGGAGACTGGACTCATGAGATGGACTTCTACGGCAGCGACGGCTATGCAATCGCCTCTGCTTCGTGGTGTAACAGCGGGGCTACGCTCACTGATGACATTCCGATCGACAAGGCCAAGCGGCTCTATGAAGCCATGCGCTCACTCGATATGGATGCCATTGAGGCAGAGTACGAGAAACTGCTCACGGAAGTTTAGCGCTATCGGTGGCGCAATAGATGGAGGTGCCATGACATTCATTGAGAAAATCAAGCATCAAGAGCGCGCTGTGCTGCTCACCGGCGAGATTCATCTCGCCTACTACGATGCGGACGACCAAGTGGTAATTGAGATACATCGGCGATTCGATCCGGAGCTTGACGACTGGATCAACTACGTCGAAGTCTGGAACGATAAAGATCTCCAAGTGGTGAGGGCAGAATGGACGCCATTGCATGGTGTGCGGCTCAATGATGGCCTTCCTGTTGAAAAAGCATTCGAGCTTGTTCTGGCCGCCCGTAACGGAAACGTACTCGAAACTCTCGATCGGCTGAAGCTGTTTGAGTAGGGGGACGATACATGGCCAGAACTTACAGGCGTGAACCCCATTGGCGAGAGCCGGAGTTCCATGTCCGTATGCACCGGGACGCACCATCCGGACTCCGCCATGCACCGAAACATTACCGGCGGTATCGGAATCGTCTCTATCGGCGGCGGGCCGAGCGGGCTGTCCGCAATGGAATGGACGTGCCACGGTGGCGGCGCGACGCTGATGACTATTGGTTTTGATCAACCGGCAGGTGGTCTGGGGTCAGACCACCTGCCACAACCCAATGAATCGAAAGGAGATGAAATGACCGACAAGAAGATCGTCGAAATCGCCATGAGAGCGGGCAGAT